CTGATAATACTTTCCGAATAGTCGGAAGCCGTTCTGAATGCGTTCATTATAACGCTTCATGCCTTCATAGTCAACCCAATAATCAGGGTTTGTTTGTTCTAGTTTGAAACAATCCTCAGAATCATCTACATTTTTGTGTATCTTGAATCCATCATCATCGCAAGGCACAGGAATTTCTACATAATTAGCAGTACCATGATAGAACTGATCCTCCCAGTTTTCATCAAGTTCCTGCTCAAACGCCCAAATCATTTCGTTGAGAACCCATTCCCACTTATAGTGAACCCAGTTGTCACCCATGTCCCAACCATTTTCATCAAATTTAGGATCACTATAACGCATATGTGGAGGAAGATCCTCATCATCAACCATAGGAGAACCATGCTTGGTATCTCTTAGCTGCTTGAGCATAGGTAGAATGATGTGAGCAAGAGTATTGTCCATATTCCAAGTATCATATGGATCAATACGAACTTTGATGGTGCGTTCACCACGAATTTTATAAATCCAATCGCAGATATCGGCAATCCAAGTTTTTGACAACCATTCACCTAGTCTGTCTTTCTGGTCGTCGTTTAGAAACGGAACCCATTCAGCAATCTGATATGGTCCATACCAATTCTTATATGGTCCGATTTTTACTCGCATTATTCTTCCTCATCATAAACTAATGAACCTTCTGTATCAAGCGAATACTTACGCTTGATGTAAGCAGCAAAATCAGTTTCCTTGAAGATTGTCAACCAAAATTCTTTACTGTCCACGATATCAGCCGCTCGGAAGTTCTTTCCATCCACTTCCCCAGTGGTTCTATCCACTTTGGCGTACCACCCAACTTTCGGTTTAGCCACATAACCGCCTTCGATGGCAATATCGAGAAGACCGCTCCAACGATTAATGCCGCCTTCATAACTGACGGTAATCGGAACCTTAGATTTTTCACGAACATAACGGGATTTCTCAATATTGATGACAAAATGGTACCCTTGAATCTCTGTGCCATCTTTATCCTGCTGCCTTCCTAGAATCCAAATATTATCAGCGCCATAGTAAGCACCAGTTCCACCGCCGACAACGTCTTTAGGGAACATGCCGATTTCTTTATAAGTATGATTAACTGCAACAAGAGGAATATCCTTGAGTGTAAGATGCGGTGTAATCATACGGAACAATGACTTCAACTGCTTAGCACGAGACATATCCGCAACAGACTTCTCGTTCAGAGCATCTTCAACTTCTTTCTTAGAAGCAAGATTACCGATAGAATCAATGATGATAAGAACCTTATCTTCACGAGTAATCTCTTTCAGCTGCTTCATAATATCAAACTTCAGTTCTTCAACATCAGTGATAGGTGTATGAACAACAGAGTCTAATGGGATGTTAAACTTATTGAAATAAGACTGAGGTGTACCGAACTCTGAATCATAGAACAGAATAACACCATCAGCATACTTCTTCAAGAACGAAGAAGCTAGTAGAAGAGCGAAGCCAGTCTTGAAATGCTTAGATGGCCCAGCAAGCATAGTCAGACCAGGAGTAATACCACCATCAATAGAGCCAGACAGTGCCACGTTAATCATAGGCACAGGTGTTTGAATCATATCTTTCTTAGTATATACTTTTGAATCTGTAAGAGTTGATGTTAGTTCAATTGTTGAGTTTTTGATAAGTTTTTCTTTTAGCGACATGCAATACTCCTATAATATATTCCAAATATACCTTATCTTCGAATAAAAGTCAATTCTTTTCTATGTAATCATCCATCTTTTTTATGAACGCTTTTATCTGAGAAACTCTGGCTTTTCCTTCCCATTTAATAATATCCATATCTGGATTTTTCAATAGATTATTCAACAAAGGCATCATCATGTTTCTTAGTCCGAGTAGTTTATCTCTCTGTTCGGCTGTTCTCGCTTTTTCTTCAGCAGCGAGTTGATCTTCGGATGTGAATCCAAAGTCAAAGTTAATATCTTCTGACATATGTTCTCCTTATGAAAAGAAATCTTCTAATGTGCAGATATGTTCAGTTTTCCAACCAATAACATCCGCAATAGACGTAAGAGGATCTAAGAAAGACTTAGTAAACTGTAACTCTCTATCAATATACTTGTCAATATCGAACTCCTTAGGCATTTCATCAGGAGCAGCGATAACAGTTTCACCAATAGGATTAGGAACTTTTAAATAAGCGAATCTTACTTTATCTCCATCAGCAATAGGTTGAATGTTTTTCACATTATGCTTAATCAACATACTATTAAACACCAACGCTGCCTTAACATGAATAGGTGTGCCCTTATCATAAAGCAAACCACTCGTCTTAGTATATTTTCTAAACCCTTTTACGCTTCTCGGGAACGCTACTTGTTCAAAAGGCATCTGCATAAACTCTTTTCTAAAATCTTCAATGAACTTGATAAGAGTCTCTTCGTCTTCATTCATAATAATATTCAACGCTTTTTTGATATTCTCACGACAAGCATGAGGAGTTGAAGATCTAACCGCTTCAATGCCCTGCATCTTAAGAACAGGTTCATTATACTGAACGCCTTCAATATTCCAAGCATTCAGAATATACATTTTCTTACCACGCCAGATACCTTTGTTGGCGATAGTTTCACGCTTCATCTGCATCTTCTGCTGATACGCATTCATATATTCTGCGAGCTCTTGATAACAATTATCAATATAAGGCTGAATCTTATTCTCACAGAATTTGTCAATAGCGTTTACAATAACCTTCTCATCCTTAGAAGGCAAACGCTCGACTAACGATTCCATTGTAACATAGATAGAATCTGTATCTGATGCTATAACATAATCTACTTTATCAGTTTTGAGTAGACGATTCATATATTCATTGATTTTGTTTTCAATCCAACGAATAGACAGCTGTCCAGAAGTTGTAATAGCTTCTGCATGATCAAAGTTGAACCATCTGAAATATTGATTACCTAATGCGCCATAAGCAGAGTTTAGCTGGATTTTTTTCGCCATTTGCATGTTGTGATAACGAGCAATTAACTTAGAATCCTCTTCATTAGGATTATCTGCATAACGCTGCTTCGCTTCAAGCATCAACTTTTTATACTTGGTTCTATCGTTATACATCTTCTCCATCAGAGCAGGAAGAAATCCCTGCTTGTCTTTACGATAACAACAGCCATTGGCAGCATAAGACCATTCGTCATTATATTCATAATCGCTTGTTTTTTTCAACAGAGAATCCACTGAAGGAAAATCATGTAATCTCTCTACAAATGTCTCTGGTGAAATATTATATTGCATAATGAGATGAGGATACAGGCTGTTCAAGTCAAAAGACACAACCCATTTACTCAACCCAATCTTAGGCTCTTTAACATAACCACCAACAAGAGACTCTGTCATCTCCTGCTTCTTTAGTCTGGGAATAACAATATTCTGTTCTCTAAGATAGTTATGAATAATAACATCCCAGCCACGAACAGTTGTAAGAGTATCAGCAATATTGATCTTAGCATCATAGGCGATCGCCATAATCTGCTCAAGAAATTTCATCTTGTCATCGAGTCTGTCTACAAGTTCACAATCTCGAATATTATACTCAATAAACTTTTGATGATTGTTTTTATAGAGCTCTAACAGATTACCGTATTCAGAATAATCAAGTTTCTTTTCACCAATTTCGATAGAACAAATGTAGTCAAGTTTATAAGATTCTTGATTACCAAAAGTGAACTTACGATAAAGCTGATAATAATCCATTACAGCAAGACCAAAGATATGATAACTCTGGTTTAACTTGCCACGGAATTCTACGCTCTTCTCATGAATAATGTTCCATGGCGAAAGTTTACGAGAAACACCTTCACCAACAACAATATTCATACGATTGATAAGATAAGGGATGTCGAAAAACTCGATATTCCATCCTGTTAAAAGATCAATATCGAGTTTTTGCCAGCAATCTATGAACTGATAGATTAGCTCATGCTCGTTTTCACACTTAATATAATAAGTTTGATCGTCTCTGCTATGAAACTCGCCACAGCCGAAAACATAATTACGGCCACGAGAGCGAAGAGTGATAGCTGTAAGAGGCTTATCAGCTCTTTGAATATCAGGAAAACCGTCGTCAGCAGCACACTCGATATCGAGAATACCAACTTTGACCATTTTAGGGTCATAATCAATATCTCCTTTGAAGTTGTCATATATGTATACATATGAAAAAACTTCATATCCATACATATCCATGTTTGATACGTCTTGATAGCGGCTGATAAAATCGTTAGCATCTGAGATAGAATCAAAATCTATCCTATCGACAGGCTTGCCGTCGATAGTTCTGTATTTACCATCCGCTTTAGGAAGGAAGAGATAAGGTTTATATTTTATTTTTTCTTTTACACGAAGACCCTTATCATATCCTCTGTAATATAACTCATTACCACGTCTTAAGACACTTGTATAAAATCTTGACATAAAACCTCCATAATACGGTGTTCGGTCAATGACTCACAACACCAACAAATATCATTTAGTTTACTACTAAATGTCCAAAAAGTCAAGCAATACTTGTATCTGAATCCTTTATTTCTTGCTCTAACTCAGCAACTTGCTTCTTAGCCTGTGCAGCCAGATGTAGTTTAGCACGAGCATACATTGCCTTGCGAGATTCAAGACCGTTGTATCCGCCGTTGATTCTCTTGGTGATAGTTCTAATATCATCTTTATCGGCGAACTGATTTAGTTTACGGTCGTTCCAGTAAGCACCAGCCAACATTGCTGAGTGTTCTGGTTGTTCAGCTAATAAAGGATTTGCTTCTAAGTCAACGCCTATTAAAGCGCCAAATTTTCTGTAATTAGCTCTACCTGTAAGCTGAATAGCACCACGGCCACGAAATCTTTTGCCATCACCAGGACGTGTATTACCTAGATCTTTTCTACCTTCATATGCAGCGCCTGAAGCATATTCTCTGAGTGTTTTGAAATGATCGCTCTCGTGTCCTATCTGTGCCAGGAAATGAGACAAACGAAGAAGTGTGTCTATGTTATATTTTTCTAAAACTGGCGGAAGATGTTCCGCAAGTCCTACCATTACTGGAGTTACAGTCTTAAGACCAGCAACTCTTCTTAGTAGGTCTGGTGTAATTTCGTATGCCATGTCAATAATCCTTTTGACTAAATAGGTGTAGGTCACGGATTGCAGTCCTACCTACTCTAACGCTAATGAGGAGCGCCAGCATGTATATTTATAAGCCGTACACATATCTAATCGGTTGGTCCAAACATAATATATGGTATTATGGAGTAAGATACGGACAAGACTGTCACCCCGATGAACTATGGCAAACCTATTTCACTTCATCAAAATACGTAGAGCGTTTCAGAAAACTGAACGGAGAGCCAGACGTTATCCAGATAAGAAAAGTATTCGATAATAAGGATGCTGCCAGAGATCATGAAAGAAAAGTACTGGTCAGGATGAAAGTAGTTACTGAAGATAAATGGCTCAATAAGACAGATAACATCTCTATCGACTCAACTATTGTAAGCAAGCGCCAACGCGAACGTGTAGCCAGCGGAGATCATTTATTCTGCGGAGAGAATAATCCATCCAAGGTCAAATCCAAAAAAGGTATTCATCCGTGGCAGGATAGCGATAAGCAGAGAGAGCTAACAATAAGAAATAATAACGCCCGTCTACAGAACGGAACTCATAACTTTACCGTCTCCTGGACTTGTGAACATTGTAGCAAAGAGGGTCATAACCAAATAAACTACATCAGATGGCACGGAGATAAATGCAAGAAAAAGGGGGCATGAAGCCCCCAATGTTATTCAATATTGATTTTCTTTGATTGCTTCTCCAACGGAAGCAGATGCTCGAGCCAGATTCTGAGAACGCCATTCACTAACTCAGCGTTTTTCACTTCAACATGATCGGCTAATGTAAATGAGCGAGTGAACGAACGATCCGCAATACCTTTGAACAGATATTCAACAGGCGAATCTTCAGTTTCTTCTGAGTTCAGGGAGCCTTTGACCACGAGAGTATTATTTGCAAGCTCAATGTCGATTTCATTCTTACCAAAACCTGCCACTGCAAGATCTACTCTGTATTTGTCTTTATCGACCTTTACAATATTATAGAACGGCCATGCTTGAGCCGCTTTCACATAGTTGCTACTCACATTGTTGAGAGTATCAAAAACCTTATCAAACCCTACCAGGTACTTATTCATATTTTTAGTATCAAACAGATAATCAGTCATATGTTTCTCCTTTTCAGCGAGATTTGTATTAGCGTTCCTTTGAGGCAACGCTTATATAATATAATATGAAAAAGGGAGAAGTCAATACCTCTCCCTTTATTTTTTTTCTTATTCAGTCAGAAGTCTAACGCCTTCACGACCAACTAGGGCATGAACACGTCCGAGAATCTGTAGGACAACACCAAATACACCCAGAGCCATCCAGCCGAAGAACACGAAGCCCCAGTGAAGCGGAGCAACGAACAGCTCTTCCATGAACCAGAATGTATGACCCCATTCGTTGAGACCAACATTAGGGATAATCATAAATGGTCCGATAGCTACAATCAAGAATGCCAGACTGTATCCATGAGAGAAATATGGAATACGGGTACGAGCATAAAAGAAAGCACCAACTGCGATGATTGAGTAAATTGGATATGACATATAGAACTCAATGATATGACTTGGAGTAAAGTCAGTATCACGAATAACAGTCATATGCCAGGTACCGTCCTGTTCAGTAAAGAACGAAGCGCCCCAGTAAATTGCTACTGCGTATACAACGAGCCACTGAACAAGGGTTACAAGACGACGCATCTCTTCACGGGGAGCAACTGCATCAATGTCACGATCTCTTGTCTTCCAAAGATAACCAGCAAGAGCGAGTCCTGATACAAGCTCAAGTGGAATCTCTGTCCAGAGAATAGACATCCAATATGTCTGAAACTCTGGTGCGAATGAATCAAGTCCAGCCCTCCAGCCGTATACCTGCTCATAAACTCTGACAATTAGATAGAATACGTTTAGGAGTCCAAGTCCTATCCACATTCCACGAAGATCAACGACATCTGACTTTTCCGCAACAGCGGTAGTAGTTACTGTACTCATCAATTATTCTCCTTAGTAGGAAATAAAATCAAGTGGTCAGTTTCGCCTTAGTTATAATCTGTGACAGTGAAACTGCCACTCTTATCATTATTTATATAATACCCTCATTAGAAAGTCAAATACTATTTTATCTTCAGTGAAGTTTTTTTCCGAACGTCTCTTTGGCCAAACAATATACGTTACCATTGTAGCTGTCAAATATGAACATAGGAGTCATACCTGCTTCTTTATATACTGCAGCGGCATCTAATACAACTTTGAACCCAGAATCTTCTTCGTATCCTATAGCTTCCCAGGCATCAATAATAATCTGTTCCGGTACATGAATAAGATTCTGGGTTCTAACAGCCTTTGTCATAGCCCAAACTGCTTCTTTACAATAGCAACTGCCGCTTCAAATGCTTCTTCCAACTGATTATCTGTAGGATTATCGCCTAGAATCTTACGCATTGCTTCAACCGCCGCTGCCTTTGTTTCTTCTGAAATATTAAACATTGTCATCTCCTTTAGTTGCTACATATTCCATACCAATAAGAAGTCTGTCTTCGTTACTTTCGTTAGGGATTGACCAGTGATCTCTAAAACTTTCGAAGAAAACTACATCTCCTTCTTCTATATCAATCTCTTCATTTTCTACAACAAGATTTCCTGAGTTAAAAGGTTTCTGAATATACAACAAAGCACTAATAAGATATTTATCTCCACCGAGGTATGTATGATTGTGTTTCATAACACATGTACCTGGTGGATATCTGTTCGCCCACATAGCTTGAAACTCAAAATCTTTAGGAACATTTATAAGTTCAGCAAAAGTATCTAAGTTTGATCTGATGAATGTTATTAGATGTTCTAACTCTGGCCATGCATTGATGTTCTTGCCTTCTTCATCAACATTGTGATAAGAACAAGAACCACCTTCAATAAACATACTAAGTTTATTAGGTTTATTTGTTATATCATATATTTTAGATAATACTTTTTCTTTTAGTTCTTCACATTCAGCGTATTTTACTTTAAGTATTCTACTCATTTTGTATCCTTCAAAATCCTATAAATATAGGATATAACTCACAAGGAGGATGTAATGTTCGACTGGATATTTAGCAAGGGATTTCTGTATGGTCTTATTGCTGTTGTGTTAGCAGTAGTTATTGGTACCTTTATAAAACATTACGATGATACTATTCGTGCTTCCGCTCTGGCAGAGTATAATCTGAAACAAGCCCAGCAAGTTATAGCCGATCAAAATAAAATGATAAAAGATCTGCAGGCTATCAATAAAGATAAAGAGAATATTGTTCAAGAGCTAACCAAACAGCGCAATGCTGTTGAGCAGAGTCTCGTAGAAATAGAGAAAAGAATACGTAACGATCCTAAGTTGTCTGATCGTCAGGCATCAGATCTATTGAAAGAAACTATTAGAGAACTGGAGGGTGTTATCCCATGAAAAAGATTGTGTTGATTTTAGCTGCTGCTTTAGGTTTAGCAGCATGTAACGCTAACGACCCAGCGAGCGTTGTAACAACTTACAAATATCTTGTTGTTCATCCAGCAGAAGCAATGTATGAGTGTCCCGTATTGAAGCAGTTTCCTAAATGGCAAACGCTAACAGATGCTGAAGTAGCAAGAACTCTTGCTGTTCTATACAAGAATAACATTACATGTAAGTCGAGCATCGAAAGTATTAGAAAGTTTCTAAACGATGCTCAACTGCAGCTGGACAGTCAGTAACCTTCATAAGTCGTTACAAGAGATAAGGACTGATATGTAAGTCCTTATCCTATCTCTACAATAGGTTTACCAACCAGATGTCCGCCCGTTTGTAGAACAGATATAAATGTGCGGACGTCATTGTAAGAGGGAAACTGCTGGCTTTTCTCAATGAGAAAACCATTTTCGCTCTTTACAGTATAAAGCACACGGTATTTGTTCTTACGAGTAGACATAATGTTCTCCTTTTGGTTAGGAACATATTATATAGTCAGTATAGCCTTATTTTTGTTCAGAAGTTAAGTCACATCTCCTAATACCAAGAGAAACTAGTTCATCAGCTTTCATTGTTGCTCCTGGCCAGTAATCTTGTCGTATCTTACCTTTAAGCCTCTTTTGAATATTAGTAGGAAGAGCTGATGTCATCAAAGCAGTAACATCGTATCTAATCTTACCAGTATCAGCGTCATAGGCATGATGCACTGCGACTTCAGCATTAGGCCAAACACATACATTCTTAACAGCCAGAGCTAACATACAAGCAGAGCGACACGATCCTGCGATTTGAACTTCTCTCTTTTCAAGAGCATACTTCAGAGCAGCATCAATATACTTTTGAACAAGACCGCCACCGTCTTCTGTAATAACAACAGGAGCATGGTTAGGCGGAACATCTAAGAAAGCAGACATCTTATCCTCTTTTCATATTATACATATAGTATAACCTATATTTTATGAAAAGTAAATACTTTTATTCTGAATACCACATATCCCACCAACCTTCTTCCCACATCTTGGCAAGAGTATCTGAAACACCATAATAAGGACAGTCAACACACATTACACCATCTACAAATGCTTCTGCGCCTTCATTATATGCGATTTGTTTCATTTCATCGGTCATCTTTAAGATGTCCTTCTCGCTGTTCCCAATGCAAAAATTGTTCCACATAAGAAGCATTCTCTATGCTAAGCATTTTGTTTATTTTTTCTAGACGGGCGATTTCCGCTTCCAGAAAGATGATTTCACTTTTACATTCCCAATACATTCTCTCGTAATAGTCGTCAGTCATTCTACAATCTCCGCATATACGATAGGAACAACCTTGTGCCAACGATATGGATCAGGTTCGATAAAAACGATATTGACCGTTTCATCACCGTTATCATATTCATAACAAATCCATGCCAGTTTCATAGGTCACGCTCACCTTTCCAGAAAGCAACGATAACAGGAAAACGAAGTTTGCCGTCTTCCGTTTTGTTCTGATATCTCACGGTAACGTCCGTGCCGACATAATCATTAGCATTATACAGCAAGTCCTTGAGCATGTCAAATGAGCCACGCACTCCCGAAAACTGTGTCGTTCCATCTTTCAAACGGATTTCCACACGCTTGGCAGCACCTGCCCAGTTACCTTTTCCTTCTTCGATAGAGACAATCTGGAACTCGTC